CCGTCACGGTATTGCATGATGCCGTGATCCATCTCCCAGAGAATAGCCATGCAGGCATCCATATATAAGTCATACGTAGGATAGTGTTCACGCAGACCATCGCCTAACTCACTATTATAATAGGCTTCCGAACATGGGAAAGTCTCGAACAGTTGCGTTATACCGTCCATGCGCTTGGTAGGGTTGCTGTTCTTGTCGGTAGAAGTGCTACTCCATTCTTGAAGTCTTGCTCTGCATAATCCTGTATATACGTTGCTCGACTTCACTCCCTGCGTGCGAAGCTTCGATGTAGTAATATCAGCCAACTCCTCGCCTACGCGCTTGCGCAGCTTGCATGAGCCGATAGTGTTGGTGTTGGAGTACTCGCTGTAGTCGCTAATCTGCAGTACCGCTACCCCGTTGTGCATATATGCCTCGCATTTCGGCTGGTTAGTATATAGATAAGCGTTGAGCTGCTGCACGAACTCCTCCTTGGTGCCTTCGGTCTTCTCGTAATGGAAGTCCGTCTCCATCTTCTTCCCGATGAGGGTAACAGGATAGTCGCCCGTTTCGGTAGGGATAGTCTCAATCTCAAAGTCCGCTACACAGCTCCAAGCATAACCGGTAGCATCCTTGCCTCCTACCACCTTGACGTGATTCCCGTTTACGAAATAGACCACTCCGATGCACTGCTGAGTCTCCACGAACTCAGGAGTAGCGTCCTGGCCCAAGAACTTAATCTGGTCGTCTACATATATCGCTATGTCTCCAACTTCGGGGTATTTTTTTATTGCGTTCATGATTTATGTATTAAGTGTTAGTTATATTAGTGATTAGTTTAGGGGCTTCCATCCTCCGGCGTTGTTCACGTTGGTAGCCTTGTAGACCTTGCCGTTCTTGCTGTCTATGTACTCCTGACCTATGAAGTCGGGAGTGACTGCCGGGGCATCGTCTCCTATCAGTGTGAACGGAAAACCGCACAATGTAGGACGCTCTTTCATGTCTAACTGCATAGCCGTGGCATAGCCCAACTCCTGAGGATTGAATGAGTCTCTGTCCGCTTGCAATGACGCTACGTCGGTCTTGAGTTGAGCTACGTCAGCAGCATCGCCCAGAGCTACGGTTGTTACCGCTCCCTTGCGGTCGGTTACGGATAGCGTGTTGTCCGCGCTTATCGTCGCGTTGACTTTCTCCGCTTCGGCAGTGGCGGCTTTCGATGCCGTGATTGCCGCATTGGTAGAAGCTGTTGCGGCATTGGCTTTCTCCGTCGCTGAGTTGGCGTTGGCGGTTGCCGTGTCGGCTTTCGCTTTAGCCTCGTTGGCTGCATTGGTTGCGGCAGTTGCTGCATTCACCGCTACGGTGGTACGAGACTCCGCATCCGTTGCCGCCTTGTTCGCCTTTGTGGTTGCGGCATTGGCGGCAGATGTGGCGGTCTGAGCATCCGTTGTCGCTTTCTTTGCGGCAGATGTGGCGGTGTCCGCATTCACCTTTGCCTCGTTGGCGGCTGATGTCGCCGTTGTCGCCTTGTTTACCGCTTCTGTCGTGCGTGTGTCGGCATTCTTAATAGCCGCATTGATTCGTGTCTCCGCGCTTGTAGCGGCAGATGTAGCTTTCTCTGCCGCTGAGTTGGCGTTAGTCGTGGCGGTGTTCGCCTTGTCGGTTGCGGTCTTGGCGTTTGCCGTGGCCGAGTCCGCCTTGTTTGCCGCAAGATTGGCTCCGTCGGTTGCAGTCTTGGCGTTGGCGGTAGCGGTGCTTGCGGTGCTGATTGCACTCTCCACACGCTGCATAGCGTCTGTGAAGTCGATGCACTTGTTCCAATAACGGGTATCCGTAAGCTCGTGACCTACGTTGACTCCCGTCTCTGGGTCAACCTTTACGCAGATGTACATGGTAGTGCCATCCGCTATGTAGTCAAGCAAGCGGTATTCCTTGCTGATGCTCCAAGCGTTACCTGCCGGAGTCATGACTACCTTGATGCGCTGTTCTTTTTGTTCTGCCATTTTTAGATCTAAATTTGGTTTAAAACTATGTCAAAAGTATGCAATTGATAGCATCTCAACAGGACATGCCTTAGTTGGAAGCGTGCCATGTCAGATACCATACCTCGCCATCGAACTCCAGAATGTTACGGGTGTACGCCCAGTCGGACTTATATGTGTATTGTCCATCACAACCAAACGCCCAAATCCTGTGCTTGTTCGAATGAATATAGAGACACGGTTTGGAGTTACTGTCCCACCGCCCGGTAAGCTGTACAATCTCGTAGCGTTGCCCTATTTCCGGGTCGTCAGGCAAAGTGAGCGTGATGTCTGAGCTGAAGCTGCAATGGATAGTGTGTTCCATTTTTGAAATCTTTCTACTCTGCGTGGCCTTGGTGAGCATCGGGCGGAAGCCCGCCACGTCACCTTGACGGATGAATATCGCATGGTTGCCGTATGGGAACTTGCGCGTGATTTCCGCTTGGTTTTCTCGCTTCGTCTTGTCCATCGTGCCCGACACATCGAGCGTGATACCTATGTTGCATCCCACCTCATAGCGATAGTTCTTGAGGGTGTTGACATACACGCCTCCGGTATCTCTGTCGTCAGTGTTGGAGCCGGTAGGGAATACTTCAGGGCCGATAGCTACCGCCGTGTATCCTCCGGGGCCTGAGAAGTCGAGTCCGTAGCTATGCAGCTTCATGGTGCCGAGCGAGCCAGGCAAAGTAACGAGTGAACCGTTCTCGATGATGAAGTTACCTATCTGTCCTGCCGAAGCCCGCATGTAGCCGTCGCTCCGCACGTAGAAGGGTGATGTGGCTGCCGTCGCTCCTCCGACGAAGAGAGGTGCTCGCCATGTGCTGTCAATGACACAAGCGTCTATCTCATAGTTACCGAAGTGTCCGACAACTGAAGCTCCGTCTTCGCTCTTCGCCCATACATGCTTGGTGTTGATGCCGTTCTCGTCGAAGACGGCAACCTCGTTTCCGTTCGCATCGACGAATACGGTGTTCTTGGATGTGAGGGTTATCTTGTTGCTCTCGATGTCTATGCCCGACTTAGAGAGCTTCCCGTTAATCTCGCTCTTGACTTCGAGAGAGATGTTCTTGGCGGTCTGTGTGATGGCGGATGTGTACTTGTTCAAAACGTTTGGGTTATCGCTCTTGAGGTCATTCTCAAGAGCTTCGAACTGCGTCTGAAACTTCTTTGCCGTCATTTCGAAGCGTGACATGTAGCTTGACACGTTAACCTGAACAGGCACTTTAAGCGTGTAAGTCAACGTGTCCCGAACGGCAGAGACAATCACTGCTGCGGATGTGCAGCTCACATATCTGTTGCCTCCTTCCACACTCTCAACCGTCTGCGAAAAAATCTGCGAGCCGTCCACCGTTACCGCTCCATCCTTGTAGGAGGGCTGGTATCCCACCGCAAAATTTTCAGTCGTGATTACGACTTGCGGCGGAACAATCAGGTCTTCTCCGCATTGGAAGCGCACTTTGAAAGTCTTGACTCCGGTAGCCTTGCCGCTGTCGTCGGTGTCAAAGATTAGCGATGTAGGGTCAGCAGTGAGGATGTTGGCATCCGTACCGTCGGTCCCTGGACTACCGTCCGCTCCTGAAGCTCCGTCTGAAAGTATCGGAAAAGCGAATTTTGCGAGTATCTTGTCGGTGGCATCTTTGGCGTACACGGTCAGTGAGCTTAGCGTGTACAATTCTACCCCCAGATGTGTACGGTTGATGCGAGTGATAACAATATCGCTATACCGCTTGCCATCCGTAGTGGTGTATGTAGCGTATAGCTTGTATGCGGTAGTAGGCAACGTCTCGACAATCGCTCCGGTATGTTTGACAACTGAGACGGTTATCTCTGATGGAGTGGTCGTCTTGGTTGCCGGATGTCTGACGATTGACGAGTCGCTAGGAATAATCTCGTGATAAACCATGATTGGGTCTATTACGTTGTCAGAACTCCCCGTGAAGAACTTGAACATGTCAGCATTGAACTTCACCATCTGCGGGCTGATGATTGCGGTGAGCTGCTTCCATTGATAGGGGTTGCGGATAGGCTCTACCCCTTCTTTCGTCTCGCCCACCTGCCATAGACTACCTATGCCGTGGTACATGGAGATAGCAGGAGCGGTATTGTCGTTGCCGTCCTCCGATGATGTGGAAAGCATGATGACGTTGCCTCGGCTGTTGGGTCTGAGCTGGTCGCCCACGTTGACAATCACGTCTCCGGCAGTCGGTGCCTGAGGCAAACCGAACTCCGGCTTCTCGAATCCGTAGAATACACGGTCTTCGATTGGGTTGCCATCCTCGTCGGTCGTGATGCCGTCAGCTTGCGATGCGATGTTGGCGAACGTGTCGAGACTGTCACGTGTGGTTATACCTACGGCAACATCTGCCATCGTGAGCACGTTATCTGTGCCATAGCCTATGACCTCCTGACTCCATGTTGGTACTACGCTCTCGCCTCCGGAGAACGACTGACGATTGGAAAGCGTCACGTAGTCGTAGAGCTTGCCATCCTCTAAGGTCTCTTGGCCAGCGTCAATCACCAATCGCCAATAGTAACGGTTGGACACGTCACTATTGACTCCCGCCTTGACATTGAAGGTCTGACAGAGTGCCATCATGCCCGGATGCCACCAATTTGCGGTTCTGGTAGTGCCGTCGTCGGCTACCGCATAGCACTTGTACGCTATCACTTCTGAGCCGGAAGCGTTGAGAATGTGAGCGACTCTCGCTATTGTAGAGCCGGCATTGGAAAAGATGGTAGTGCCGCCCGAATAGGAAATCTTGCGCACCTCCAACTGGGCGAAGAACGCCTTGACACGTGTGGTAAAGTAGTCAACGTACATGTGACTCTTGCCATCCTCGCCCATGTAGAGGTCGAAGCCTTGCGCACCGATAATCTTGCGGTCAGTCTCTGTTGAATGAGGATCGTGGATGCGGTCAACGGATACGGTACTGAGTGAGGCTTGCCCTTGCTCAGTTATGCTGTACTTGTCGCCGATGGCGATACCCCTATTGAATGTTATGAGACCGGACGCTGTATCATCAGCATCCTTGCGAAGGAACTTTCCGCTGTGGTTGATGAGTTTATCGACGTTGTCGAGAATCTCTTGGTCACGGTTGGCCAGCTCGCCAAAGTTGGCGGCTATGCGCTCGAAGTTACGACGCAGTTTGAGGCGAACGTCACGCCCTGTGTCGCTCGCCCCATTCCACGGTATGATATGTTCGTAGTTGTTATCCATTGATTGAAAGTTGTTGTCCGTTGAATTCAAGAAGGAGGGGTTGCCAGCAGCGGTGGGTCTCTAGCAAGTCCATGTCTACGTAGTTGAGCATGTAGTCTGCGAATCGGTTCTGCTCAGCCTTGCTCTGCTTTGCCAGCCGTGCGCGTGGCACATGCACGATGCCGTTGCTGCGGTTCTTGTCATACGAATAAGACAAGAAAGAGAACGAGAAACACTCACCTTTTGCCGTCAGTTCTCTCATCTGTTGTATAGCTTGATATATAGTCATAAAGCAAAGATATAAGTGTATATAGCCTCTATAAAGGACATCTCACCGCTCTATCGAGACACATTGCGCTCTAATTGCTCGACACGCTTGATGCCGTCACGCACCTTGCGAGAGTCAACTACCAGCTCTTTCTGCGAGATAGTCTGCAGGAGTGACTTGATGTCTTGCAGAAGCATGACATATTGAAGTCTACCCTCTGTCTGTACAGGCGAGTTCTGCGAAGTAGTCTGTACAGAGTCTTCTGCAGTGTAGCCTCCGGAGTATCTTCCGGCACGTGTGCGGACATGTTCGAGTATCTGTGTCGTGTTGATCATGCGGATGGTGCCGTTGCGTTGAGCCATATCGAACACATCAAGGAACTGCCGCACCTCAGGATTGGCAACCGCCTCGTGGTTGGCGACAAACTCATTCTTATGAACCGGTATCACTCCGGCGGTCTCGGTAGAATTACCCGAAGAAGTGTACCCCTCGATATAGTCGGCAGAGTAACCACCGGACATCAGACCCTTGGCTTCGTCACGCTGAGTCTTGGCAACGGCAATCTGCGCCGCTCCTGCAGCAATCGCTGCGGCAGATGCCACCGCTCCGAGGGCCGGGCCGACGACGGGAATGCCCGCCATCGCCTTGTATGCCTCCATCGCTGTCACCGCAGTAGTGGCGGTAATCTGCAGTACCGCTGCGGCAAACTGCTTGTCGGCATACTTCTTCTTGACGGCATTGATGGCAGCCTCTTTCTCCTCTTCGAGTTTGGTTGTGTCTTTGCCCGCTTTCTTTGCCGCCTTAATCTGCTTGTCGTACTTGCGAGTTACCTTGGAAACCTCCGCATCTTGCATAGCGGAGAATACTTGCCCCATCGCTGACGATGCCTGGTCAATTGCGTCGAATGCCGCCTTAGCGGTGTCGATGCGTTGCTGATGGTGTTCCGCATCGATGCGGTCTTTCTCGCTCTGATACTCTTCGTATGTGATAAGGTCTGCGTCATACATAGCTTGCAGTACCTTGTTCTGCTCTGTGAAGCCCTTGGCGTTGTCGAGCTTGTCGGTCATCTCGTCACGCTTTCGCTTCTGAGCGTCGATGTGCGCTTGCACATCCTTATCGAGAATCTGCTTCTGAAGCTCGGAGGCATCCTCGCCGAATGATGCCATCATATCACGCTTCTTTCCAAGATATACTTTTTCTAGCTGCAGGAGTGCCGACTTGTACTGCTCCTCGGTGGTAATCTCGCCATCGAGATACTGCTGCTTGACCTTGCTCTGCTCTTGCAGATAAGTCTGTTCGAGTTGTGCAAGCTGCTTAGCTTGCGAATCAGACTCCGCTTTCTCCTTCTCCTTGGCCACACGGTTAGCTTCGGCTATCATCTTGTCATAGATTTGGCCTTGGATAGCGGAGGTGTCTTTGCCGTACTTCTCCATCAACGCCTTGCGGCTGATGAGCGACTCCATCTCCGCCTTGTATGCTTCGGCTTGGTATTCCTCTTGCGTTGACTTCTCGGTAATGAGTGCCATCTTGGTGGTGTTAAGGCGAGACTGGTAGTGCTGCTGCAGCTTCTCTTCTTCTGCCTTGTAGAGCTTGTCCGGGTCTTCCGGTTCTGCTTTCTCGCCATTACCTAGGTCGTTAAGCGGTAGAGCGTCGAGTTGTTTCTGCAGCTTCTCCTTGCGCTGGATGTAGTTCTGCAGAGCGTCCACGCGTTCGTCGAGTTCGTGGTTGAGGTTGTTGATGTAACCGAAGCGCAGATACTCGTTGTCCCCGGCCTCCTTCAGCCGCTTTGCTTTCTCGTCAGCATACCACTTTTTAGTCTTAATCTCGTAGTCTGTGATAAATTCGTCGAGGTCAGAGATAGCTTGCGTAAGGTCTGTACGCATCTTCTGCTTCTGCTGCGGAGTAAGGAACTCGATATTGTCGAGTTTAAGTTCGAGTTTGCCGATGCGGTCGAAGAGTGATTTTGTTTCTTCGAGTTCGGAGTTCATATCTTTAAGATCAGCGGTGACGGCCTTGGTCTTGCCGCTGAAGATGGTGAAGTAGCTGATGGCCGCGGTTACTCCGGCAATGACAAGTCCCCATGGTGAAGCCTTGGTCGCCGCATTGAACAGGTTGGTCAAGTAGGTAGCCGTCTTGGTGACTATGTTATAAGCTGCAGTAGCTATCCGTGCACGATTGACATACAGAGCGTAAGTAGCGGCAGCGGTCGCCAGAGCGAGAATCTCACGCTTGTACTCAACGAATATCGACACAATGGCACGAAGTCCCTTGACGGTGAGACTTGTCTTGGAGATAAATAGAGTCATAACCGGAAGCAGTTCTTCGCCAAGTGCCACACGTGCATCGTTGAACGCTTTCTTCGCCTTGTCGATGCTCGCCTGAGCCGTGTTGTTCTGCACGGTGTATTCTTTAGTCATGGACACCGCCTCTTGGTATGCCTCATTTGCCAACTTCTGGCGAGCAGTAACCTCTTCCGCTTTGCCAGCCAGAACTGAAAGCACAGAAGCGACTCCGGCACCTTCGGTCTTAAGGTCTCCGAATATCGGTGCGAGGTCTGACAGACCGCCCTTCTTGCTCAGTGCACGAGCGAATGTGAGCAGTGCTTCGTTAGCATCCGTGCGGACGAGGTTAGAGAACTCCTGCAGATTAAGCCCTGCAGCCTTAGCGAAGTCTTCGGTATTGGTGAACATCTTCATTAAGATATTCTGGAAAGCGGTTGCGGAAGTCTCGCTGCGGAGCATGTTCTCATCCATCGTAGCGGCGAAGCCGATGATGTTAGCCTGAGATACTCCTGCTTGGTTGGCCACACCGGCGACACGAGAAGTAAAGTCTACAAGATACTTCTCGCATGATGATGAGTTCTGAGCCACTTCATTAATGGCAGAACCTGTCGCCAACATCGCACCGCGAAGTCCCTTATCCTTATCTTCACCAAACATCATTGCGAGCTTACCTATGTTAGACACCGCATCTTCGCCAAGATCTTCACCTAGTGATACGTTAATCTGGTTAGCAGCATCGACGAATTCGAGAATAGCATCCTTGGAAGTGATACCCAATCGTCCGGCATCGCCAGCGAGAGCGTTAAGCTTCTCTCGCGATGTTCGGGTATCCATCTTCTTGAACTCGTCATTCAACTCTTCGACCTCCTTCTTAGTCAGTCCCGTGTACTTGACCACTCCGGCTTCGGCTTCTTCCATCTCCGCGAACGAATCGACACAACTGCGAGCCGTTAACGCTACACCCGTCAGTGACGCAAGCGCACTAGCCATGATACCGGCATACTTATTGAACCCGTCGGTAATCTTGGAAAGCGAGAGACTTGTCTGCTGTGCCTGACCTCTAAGCTCACGGATGCGTCCGTTTACTTGATCGAGCATCTCCTTATACTTCTGCCACTCTGGAATCGAAGGGTCGAGATTGCGAATGACCGCATTAAGTTCTCGCTGTCGGCTTGTGAGTTGTATGAGCGTCATCTTGCCTATGTCGATAGTGTCGAAGAGTTTCTCATATTCGAGCTTCAAGTCCTTGAGCTGCGCTTCGAGTTCACGGTATTCTTCAGTATCCTTCTTATGCGCACGAGAGAGTCGAGTCATCTGTGTACGCACTTTCTTCATCTTGTCTTCGAGTTCGCCCAACTTCTGCGCCGCAGTGTTCTGCTGCACCAGAATCTCTAGCTGAACACGATCTATCTTTAATCCCATAACCTATTGAAAACTATTAATTATGATACAAAGATAGCCGACATCCCACCGCCCGAAAGGACAATAAAAAAGCGGTTGCCCTCACGGGAAACCGCCAAAACTAACAATGTGCTAATGAAAGAAAATAGAAACAACTTGTAAACTCAATCGTCGAGCCAACGGCCATTATCAAGCCAGACACCACCGTCTCGCCATCGACCGTCGGCTAGAATCCATCGAGCGTCAGCTTCGGTATCGCTGATGGTAACCGGATAGAAGAGACCTTCCCAGGCTCCCTTTCTGCCATCAGCCCCCAGCGTGTACTCGATGTATGCACAAAGATAACGTTTATTGCGGATTTCGAAAACGGAATTGGCATGATAAACATTCGGGTCGAACGACTTTATCTTGACGGCGTGGAGAGCATCAAGCGTGTATGTCTGCTGGTAGAACTTAGCCTGCATGTCAGGAAGACGGAGCGAATAGCTGGAGTCGAAGTCGAGTCCTCGCTCAGGGTCATACTTGTCGATGTATGATGTAGGGAACTTCTGCGCATTGTTCGAATTCCACCGCGACAGGCCATAGTAGAACGCTATATTAATAGGTGACTTAGAGACTGAAGACTCAGATGTGTTATCCCTTACCATGTCGGGAATGGATAACGTAGTGAGGTCAACAGGAGTAGACGCAGCCACATTGGGCATGGGTACATCGACGTAGTACATGTCCCACCGCTGTTTGTCGGCATTCCATTCAGCATAAGGAATAGGTGCGCCATCGAGCGTGGCGGGAATAATCTCTAACTCGATGGTATTGGACGCTCCGTCGCGCTTGATGTCCGGAAAGCGGTTGACCACACGGTGGTTATCTCGGTATCCGAAAGCTTCGGTAGGCTCCTTATATACATACCAGAGGCCGTCAATCTCGCCAAGATATATGACATCTTGACGGTGGTTGACTTCTGCCTTGAAGAAGTCGTATACAGGTATGCCCTTCGGCAGGAACGCACGCTTGGCGTTGTTGAGAACTACGTCCGGCAGTCGTCTCCATCGCCAGAACTCAGTATCATCAACCTTATAAGTTACGTTAGACTGCGTGATATCGTCAAGGTCGAGTTCGTCTTCGACATCAACCTCGTACACATCGCTTACATCTCGCACATGTACGGACTGCCTGCCGGCATAAGCCGCAGTCTGCGACTGAATGGTCACCGCCTTAGACTTGCCGTCAACCACTACTGCAGCATTGAACAGATATTCGAGCTGAGTGAGGAAGTCGGCAACCGTCCATCCGGGAAGCATCTCACACCACTTGGTAGCGTGTGAAGCTTGCGCAATGTAGAGTGACTTATACTCCGTCTCTTCGATAAAGTTGAAGGCGAGCGTGTAGCCTATCGCCTTAAGAACCTCACGGATATAAGCACATAGGAACGGCTGAGCGTAGATAGGATTAGTCTTGAGGTTGTACTCCTTGATGCTGTCAGGCCCGATAGCCCAATTGTTGATGGTGGTGGCTGCCGTCGTGTTATACACCGGAGTCAAGCAGAAGTCAACGTCCGGATAGACCTTGGTGAGGTCGTAAGACACCGCGTTAGACAAGTCAGACTCCGGCATGGTGGTTAGCGTAGAGATAAGTCTGTCGCCTCCGATTATGGAGTTAAGCTCTGAGTTGCCCGACGCTATCTGTATGGATACCGTGTCTTCTGTCCAGCCAGTGATAACCTCCGTGCCATCGCAGTAGACACGATTATCCGCTATGAGCACTGCAGAGCGTCTTGTCTTGACATCTGTAATGGAGTTGAGACGGTTGAGATGGCCGAACAATGCCGCATTGGTCGGATTGGATAGGTCGAGCGTCACGTCGTAGGTGTACTCTCCATTCTTGGTGATAAGAGGGTTCTCTCGCTTGACTTGTATGGAAAACGACTGAGGCAGTACCGCCTGAATGCCGTCAATAATCAGTTCTGTCATGGTCGATAACGTTAAGTCCTAATGATAATCCGTTGAAGCCTCCGAAGATGTCGTACTCCCACTCCGTGCGCATGGCATCATCCGCACGAAGGTCTATACACTTGGCACCCGTAATGAGTAACTGTTCTTTGATGCGAGCCATAAGCTGCTGCATCTTGGCATAGTGTAGAAGCTCCGTCTCGTCGTCCTGTTGTCCGGAGGCAACCTTCTCGACAAGGAACAACAACAACTTATTCTGCTCTTGTGAGCTGTCGTAGTCGCCAGAGAGCGTAGCGTCCGGGTAGTTGGCGCACAGCCACACCCCCTCGCTATCGCGGAGCTTCTTAATCATGTGCCCCTCGTTAACCGCAATCTTGACTCCCGCGATGGCTCTGCCTGAGACGGTGAGGTCTGAGACGGCGTTGACCGCTGCCACCGTCTCAATGAGCCATTCTCTATATCTCTGAATCTGTATCATACGATAAGGTTATTCTGTTCAGGGTCGGCGATACGGAAAGAGAACTCCACTCCGCTGAACTGCCCCGAGTTAAACGAACGCTCTAACTTCTGCTTAGTAATGACGATGTCGAGCCAACGATCGTCAACCCATACGCTCGCTTGCTGAGCGTTGAGCAAGCTATGCCACAGCCTATATTCCGCACGCAGGAATATAGGGCCTGACTTGACGGTGTATTCGTCCGTCACCTTGACCCCGAACTTACGCTCTATGCCATACATGGCAGCCGTGTCGCTCTGGTTAGCTCCGACTATCTTAAGCTGCCCCGTACAAGTAAGCACCTCCGGCATGTCGTAGTTGTTCTTGAAGCGGAACTGCCACACATCCGCATAACGTGCCTGGTCAACGAGGAAAGTCGAGGTGCCACCGCTCATAGCGATGGAATAGCGCACGATATCTGACCAGTTATGCCTCTGCTCGATGCTGTCTACCGACACATCAAGGGTCGCTGCAGATGTGGAATCGGTACCCGTGGCGACGACATCCAAGGTCTCTCTGTGTCCGTCTTGGAAATCCGCCGAGACGGTGTACCTCCCACCGCTCTGGAGGAATCCGGACACATACTCATGACACCCTCTGCGAGTAACCTTCTGTACGGTGTCGCTAAGAACACCGACGGAGGCGGCTTCGAGCCGTGATTCGAGTCGAGAGTAAATGACGAATGACTCGAAGTCTTTAACATCATTGATGTAGAAGGCGAACGTGCCCGAAGCGTTAGGCTGAGAGGTAACGTCGCCAGTCGGCCATACTCCCCACAGCGCAAGCGCACAGAATCTGCCCAACTTACGGATGCGCACCTGATAGTCCGCGTCCGGCACATAGGTCTCGCTGAGAATGCGCTTGCCGTTAAAATCGACCGAGAAGGTAATTGAGCGGTCGGTATCAATGATATAGTCTCTCATCGTTGCGCAGAACTCACGCTCACGAGGTCTCTGGATAACATTCATAGGCGACAGAATTTATTGCGAACATCATTATCCGGCAACAACTCGACATCGAGAGAGCTGCCATCGCGAGCTTGCTTCATTCGCTCGATCCAAATTTCGGCATCTTCGGCCATCCAATCAGCTATGCGCTGCACCTCACGCATTGTAGCCGGTTGGCTATTCTGCATACCGTTGGCGGAGCGATAGGAACGAATCACCCCTCCGGGGATGAGATGCAACGGCAGACGCTTGATGGCGGAAGCCATCGACAGGAGCACCACCGCCATAGATGCCGCATAGTGGGCATCCGATTCGGGCACGGTGTCTTCCGCAAGCAGGTTCTGCCACTCCGAGCCATAGGCACGCTGTATGCGTAGCCTCTGAGCTTCGCGTAGGAACGGCACGAGAAGCAAGTATGTACGCTCGCTCTTGTCTATGGGGAAATACCGCTCGAACTGCTCGGCATTGCGGATAAGCAGAGACGCACGGTCTCTGGCCGTCGGCGTTGCGAGCCATTCGGCAATCTGATGATCGTCGAGATAGCGGATAAGGGCATCGGTCGCACGGTAGTACTCTTCGAGATGGAGCTGGTCGTCGCGGTCGAGCTGCCACTCCCAAGGAGTACGCTCAGAACCGTCGGTAGCGACCTTCATCTTGCGACCGTCGTCTTCGTGCGAGAGGTCGTTCTTCTGGTATAGTCGAAGCGTGGCGAGTATAGCGATAGGCCGCTGCACCTTCTGCAGCAGCTCTTCGTCTCCGCTGTCGGCACGGTCGGCACGCGAGATAACCGCCCAACCTACTATCTTAGCGAGTTCTTCTGTCGCAAGGTCGATATCTCCGGAGACCTTGTCGAAGTCATTATTGGCAAAGTAATTGCCGGTAAGCTGACGTAGAGTCTTGGTATCGTATATAAGCATAGTCACTGTGTTTTGTTTCGTTTGAGTAAATCTTCGGCACGCTGTTTATCGTCGAGTACCTTAAGCATGACCTGCAGCAACGGTGTGCGGTCTAGCTGTTCGGCGGAACCGAACACTCCCGACTCGGCCACCGTGAAGCGGATGGCATTCATGCCGATGCTCTGGTTGGGCCGAGAGCTACCGTCTGATGTGAACAGCGGAGCGAACGAGACGGTAGAGCCGTCAATTATGAATTCGCCCGTCTGAAGATATTCGCAGAAATACGCGAAAATGACGTAAATACCCCATTGCATATAATCAGGCATCTTACGTAGAGCGTGCATGTTGTCTGAGATATGGTCTGCATCGAACGGCTGACGGCGACGCTTGCCCATGACCTTGACACGCGGGCGATAGAGAATCGCGCACAAGGCCAGCAGGTCTTGAGCCTGATGGTCTTGATTGTAGCGATTAAAGGCAGTCACGGCATGACGGAACTCCCCGAAGGTAAGGTCGGCACCGTGACTCTGTGGCCCGACGAACGACTTCCACACAGGCAACAGATTGAAAGTCGTCGCATAAGCCAGTTGTATCATTTTCTGCCCGTCCACCTCGACAGTGTGGTATAGCCAGTCGAGATGCAGGGAGAGTTCGAGCACCAGGATATTGAACTGCTCGGACGTGTACTTGCGTCCGGCACGCGAGCGCAGAACGTAGGCAGTCCAATTTATCAGCACATCGTCAAGAGCGATATCCTCTCGGAGGATCATCTGATGATGCAGATAGAGCAGCCGCTCGAACTCAGAAGGAAGAATCTCTTCCCAGCAGTCAGGGAATGTCATTGTGCGGTCTTTCATAACTTATAGCTGATTAGTTGTGCGAGATGACGCATTTACGTTATCCTCCTTATTGATGGCCTTGCGGTAGATACCAAGGAAGATGCCGCTTTTATGCGGAAAGTTGATGCGGATAGCGTCGTTGATAGCCTCCAGAGCAATCTCTTCGGGTATCTGCGTGTCCGCCCCGTAGAAAATCTTGAGCGCATATAGCATCTGTGAGCCACTGTCCGACTTGCCGTCTATGATGATATTGGAGAGTGCCGGAGATAGACCCAAGCCTGATGTGGTGGAGCTGTCCGCTATGCGAGATATCTTAGCCTGAGCATCGATGTACTTGTCGATGTTCATCTCGATAGGCTCTATTCGCCATGACTGCGCATGACCGTCGTCATCGACGAAGTCAACGCACGAGAAGAACTTGCCGGCATTGGACTTGCCCGCCATCACGTCGGCAATGGTACGTGTCAGCTCATCCTTGAGCTTCTCCATCTCTCGCTGAATGCGAGTCTCATCCCAATCTTCGTGCATAGCCATGAGAAGGTCTCGCTTGCGATCCCAATAGACTTGCGGAGAATGGACGACATAAGCCGCCGCAATCATGTTCTCGTTAAGGTGTCGGATAATCTCAGGGAGGTCGTTGGCGTTGAGAAGCCAAGGTATCGAGCCATAGAACGACGACACCGCGTACATGTTGCGCCCGAAGCTCCGGAGTGAATGGTAGCGAACCGCCACATCATGCTTGGACGGCTGCCATTTATCGAATGCCGGGAAAATCTGGTAACTCTGCGAGCGGTAGGTATTGAAGTCTCCGACAAGATAGCGTGTCACATCTTCGAGGTGGCGGCTATCGTTGTCCGGCCACACCAGGCGAGACTCTGACGAGTGAAGGCACTCAAGATGGTGCACCCAAGGGCGACCGATGCGACCTCCTCGCCCCATGACGTACTTGGTGAAGTGTCCGTCCTGATTGGTATATTCTACGAAGCAGTTGCGGATGTATCGGCGGTAGTCCCATGACTCAAGCCATGACGTAATCTCGTCATCTTCCACCCACTCTTGTATGCGTTCGTTGTTCTCTATCTTGACGCGGTAGAGCATAGGCCCTTGGCCATAGAGCAGCCCTATCTTGCGTCGGAGGATGCCAGGCGCAAGGTTGTTACGCTCGAGCAAGTCACGAATGACGGATGGCATGTTGTTGTCAGGTCCCCACGGAACGACGCGCACTCCGGCGACGGAGACGGGGTCACCGTCCCAATCGGACGAGCCGACTGAAAGGAACTGGCTCATCCCCTCGCTTAGCGACATGTTGATGGCGTAGTGTCCGCAGTCGGTGTCGACGAAGGAGAAGGAGCCGATTTTAGCTTTAATATTACTCATATATCTTGTTGCTTACGTTGCTGAATGATGTCTTTAAGTCGCTCAATCTCCATCTCTGACAGTCCGTACATTAGCTTGGAGACTAACTTATAGTATCCTCCGTACATGTTGGGAGCGTACCACTTGGTGCGCTTGCCGGACGGTCGGCGGTTCTCTTTCTCGCCCCAAGCTATCTGCATGGTGTCCACCTTGGACTTAAGGCGGTTGCGCTTCTTGTAGCCGGCAATCTCGAACGCACGACCATAGGAAAGAAAGTTGAAGCGCAGAGAGGGAGTTCCCCTATCCGTGAGCTGCGCATAGTTGACGCTGCTCTGCAGGTCACCCGTGACGATGTTATGGTTGTCGCTGAGGACTGACGTAAACACGTCACACAGCCACTTGCCGTGGCGTGACAACTGCTCTTCGATATAGAGCAACTTAACCTCTGAATCTGCGCTACTACTTACCATTATGTATGACTAATTGACTAAGACACTGCAAAGATACCTAATAGATTAGGCGACGAAAGGACACGAAAAAACCCGGCTATCCTCACGGACTGCCGGGCGAAACATGAGTTTAAAAAATGAATTCAAAAATCGACGTACTAAATTATAAAACCCGTAAAAATCCCATTGTCAAAGGAAGTAGTCTTGTCGTGTTGCGTGTTTGAATTCAAGCAAACATGAAAAATATGTAACAAAAACCCAATTAGAATCACTATATCAATTCGCTACGTAAAGATAGCGAATTTTCGTCATATATCACTTGTCAGGGCCTCCCGACTTGCGATATTTCGTCACAAAATCGTGAAGGAACTCGTCTATCTCGCAGAGTTCGTCGAACGACAGTTCTTGAATCTCACCTAAGACGGATTCGTCGTCATCGTCGAAGCCGAGCGTGTAGACTTCTTCGTGAATACCTTCAATCTTATAGCTTCTGGTGCAGATAACGATGGTGCGGTTGCGCTTCTTGGTAACCACTTCGACAGACTTATTCATCGATACCTCCTTTCAGAACAGGGTAACCAGCGGCGATGAACCAGAGGCTACAGATGAGCAGATGAGCGTCAGACAGACGCGCGGTGTACATTAAAGTAGAGAATGAGACTGCCAGATTGAGCATCATGAGAATCTGGCGGTTAGTGATAGCGGTGCCAATCTTGGCAGACACGAACTTGTTCTTGGCGTGGAACCAAGAGACAACAGAAGACTTGACTCTGCCCACGAGACCAATCTCACGAGCGGCTACTGCCGGAGCGGCAGCGGTTTGAAATTTCGCTTTCATTTTGGAATGCAGTTAAAATGAAGGAGAACGGAGGGTTAACTAAGACGGGCAGCGAGACCTCCGTCTCACAAAAAAAGTCCCACTGACCCGTTGCATTCCACCTGAAACAGGCAGTGGGCGCATTAACGCTCCACACGGGGGTAGGACTATATACCAAGGTTTTGCATGGCAAAAAGCAAAAACCTGACGATGGCGAATCTCTCGCCTGTTTCAAATGGAATGCACTACAAAGATGGGGTTTTTCTTTGGAATAGCAAAGGAAAAGCGAAGATTTTTTTATAAAAAGATTGTAAATAGTTTACACACCTATTATAATAACAAGTCGGAGTTCATCAATCACTGTATAAGAGAACAACTGAAGAGAGAGGGTTAATCCCTCTCTCTTTTTTATGCGAAGCGAACGACCGGAGGTCGCATCCCCTCCGTGGTTGAAGGAACGGAAAACGAAACAAATTCCGCTAAACGGGTCCCACTTTTTCGTGCGAGCACGAAAAAGTGGGTGCGCCTGAGACGCCACCCACTTGTAAATATATTTAAATCTCTCCATTATCCGAGAAACTGTAGAAGTCTCCGGCACCTATTATCACGTGGTCGATAAGCTTGATATTCATCGTTTCGGCTGCCTTGCTTACAAGGCTTGTCAATCTCTTATCTTCTCGGCTCGGTGTTACGTTTCCGCTTGGGTGGTTGTGCGCCAAAACGAAGCCTACCGCTTTCATCTTTATAAGCTCGAAGAATATAATCCGCACATCCGCCACCGTCTGCGTGAGTCCTCCGACTGATATACGCTTTAATCCGATAGGCTTCAACGACTGATTTAAGCCCAAAACCCAAAACTCCTCGCTTTCAAGCCCTTCCAATTTCGGGCGAAAAATCTTGTATATATCTTCGCTCTGCCTTATCCGCTCATCGCTGTGCACGTCTGCGAATTTTCTGCGGTATAGCTCCATCGTTGCCGCCGCTATCTCTCGCCCACGTGGCGAGAGTTGGTCGAGAAACATCTCAAGGCGGTAGCCGCCATATCGCTCACCGTCGTGCACTTCCTTGCGAGTAACTTCGAAAATAATTTCGTTATCCGTCATTTCTCTAAATCTGTCAAGTATAGACAGGCTTAATTCTCCTTTTCCGTTCATGGTCTTCATATAATTAGTTCAATAAATAGTTGCTATCATCATTCACTCTTTCGGTTACGGTTCTGCCCAAGAACAAGCCGCCCAAGACTTCCGCTCCAAGTTCTTCGAGAGCGTTGGCGAATGTTGCGTAAGAGTTGCCTCTCGTCAGCACGTCATCGAAAACCAAAACACGTGCACCGTTGAAAAAGTCCGCATTAAAAGATATTACCTCGGTGTTCTTGATAGCCTTGCCGTATCTCGTCTCATGCACTGCGAGACGCTGACCCTCGACACGAATGGCATTGTAGCCATTGATACAACCGCTCAGGCGAGCGACTTCCTCGCAAAAGTCACGGTAGCGTGTCTCTGTGCGGTCTGCCGATGAAGCAGGAACGCAAGCGAAAACGATGTTTTCAGCGAACGAGCCGAATTTTTCAAGAATCTTGGCTGCCACGATGGCGGCAACTTGTTTCGTGCGCTTTCCGTCCTTGAAGTCCCATATAAGCGAGCGTATCTGCTTTTCTCTTGGAGTCGCTTCGAAGCGCATAGGCACATAGTCATAGAGTGATAACATAGGTTTGCAGAACTGAGGTGCAAGGGTCTGAGGTGCGTTAAGGGTTTTCATTGTTTGTTGGTTTTTGGGTTTTCTGATTCTGGGTTTCTGGTTACTCGTGGGTGGTGCCTTTGTAGACTCCGTTTCCCCTGAATGACGTTTTTTTTAATTCCGGTACGTCTGTATGACTGCGGTATGTTTGCCTTTATGCCGCATCTGAAGGTGATGAGGGCGACATTAAGCAAGGTTTGTCCGAAAACCGTAGGCTCGAATACTACCCTCGCAGGGGGTGGAGATTTTTTCAGACAACCCCGCTTGACCTTGCGTGTCGCACTCATCATTTACCTTCGCGGTGTTTAAAGGAAAATATGCCGCATCAGACGTGCCGAAAAAAGACGGAATTCAGGAGAAGGAAACGGAGCATCGCAAGTCTGAAAGACTTCTTCCGCTCTGCCCTGCCTCGGCAGGGTGTACTCTCTGCCCGGTATGTGTACGGGGCAGTAAAAAACAGAACAAGGGAGCGCACGCTCCCTTTCCGCTTTGATGCGAAGAGGGATTCATGAGATGTGTCAGAGAGGATTAACCGCATAGCGTCTCTCTGGCTTTTCTCGTGAATCCCGTCTTTTTTCGGCACGTCTGCCCTCAAAATGGAGGGTCGCAACGGCTTCTGTGCAGGTCGTCTTCCGAAATCGGAAGGCGACCGACTAAATACTATGGTATTGTGGCACAGAAGACGAACCCCAACAGCCGGTGTCCCCGGCTGTTGGGCAAAAATCCGTTGCCCGAGCCGCTCAGCCGCCGACATGCGATTGCACGGGCGGAATCCAGTCGGAAATATGATAAAAACAATTTACAGAAAACAAGCCGCTCCAAAAACGCCCGACTCTTTCACGCTTGAATGAGACGGGCGGTCGGTCGCCAATGTTGCGACACTATTACTATATCATTATCAGACGAACGCAGAACCCGACACCGAGCGACCCTTTTCCCACGCACGAATAACCTCCTTGCGCAGCACGAAGTACTTAAGAGCGTCGGTCAAGTTGGTAGACTCCTTAGGCAGTCGAGCGGTAGGCAGCTTGTCGCCCGTCTTGCGCTTGACGATTACAGAGCTGCCATCCTTACCTTGGGACTTGACATCAGTAAGGGTCACCTCCATCTCACTCTTAAGGTTGGGGCAGTTATGCTGGTCGATGAGCAGAGTGAACAGTCTGTCGTTAAGGTTGCCAGCGAGCATGTCCATGAAGAAGCGGTACTCAAGGTTGCTGCCGATGTTGCCTTGTCCGAGCGACATGAGCACAACCTGCCATCCTGTGCGCTTGCCCTCCGCATCGAACTCGATGTTCTTCTTGATCTGCGAAGCCATGTCCGCGGACACACGCTTGTAGTTGTTCATCGAGCGGTCATAGTAGAGTTTGAGCACCTTCTTCTTATGAGGACGGAAATACGCTATAAAGTCATCGGCGAGTTCACGCACAGACTTCGGGGGCAATGTGTACAACTCTTTGAGTACACGAACGACATTGCCCGACTTCTGCCCGAATACCATAGAGAGCATATTGCCGGCATCCATGCCCCCCTCGATGGGGCGGTTAGTCTCCAGATAGCGAAGCACGGTACAGTCCTGCTCCCATCCGATAGGATGCTGGTCGATAACATCGTTAAGGAATCCGTCAGCATAGAAGTTGGCCAGCGAGAGGTTGCAGTAGAACATCTGCGAAGCTTCGAGCTTCGGTATCATCGAGAGAATGTTACACTCGATACCTTCGAGACCTTCGGCGAATTCATCGCTGAACCAATCCTCGCCAAGGATGTCCACGTTGACATAGGATGAAGATATGAAGAAAAACGACACACCCCGACGGACGGATATCCATCGTTGTTCCCATCGCTCCATGTTGCGCTTGGCGAGAGCCAACAGACGCTCGGCATTGGTCAGCTTAGGCAGAAGCGAACGGTCAGAACGTGACGCTCTGGCGAAGTCATCACGCCGTTGCATTGCCGCCACGTATTCGCGCTTGGTCTCGTTATAGACAAATCCGGCACGAGCCATCATGAGAATCTTATCCTTATCATTCTGCTTGGCGAGCTTCAGTATCCAATCGTATTCGCCAAGGTGGTTAGGATTGGGCATGTCGGTAGTGAGCGTTCTGGAGCGATACCATACGCTATCGCCATACTTGACACGGAAGCCACGCACCGCCTTGAGCAAGTTGGTAAACTTCTCCTCAGGGAAGTACTTGACTTCATCGCCGAACACACCAACATACGAACGGCCGGCACCGATGGCAGGTCGGTCGAGAGAGATGAACGTGAAGTTGAACCCGGTGTAGAACACCATTGTATTGCGCCAGTCCGTGCAGACATTGTACATCTTATCTCGCCACTCTTTAGGAGGTTCTCTGTTGATGACGTAGTGTACATCGAGCTTCCATCCAAGCAGTGAGAGGCCGTCAACGAGTGACGGAATCACGTTCTTGTGAAGATCGGAATACGTATCAGCCACCCATGCGAACGGAGCGCCAGGCACATCAACGGCGACAGACTGCACACGTTCGGCAAGAACCTGCACAGTCTTGGCTGACGCTCGCCCGGCTATCCAATAGAGCGACCACGGCGAGCATACCGCGATGAACTGCGCCATCCAATTAGCGTAGCGCACCTCCACGTCATCAGATATCCTTAGTTTTTTCTTCTTGGTCATCGAGCATATCAATTATGTCAGCGTCTTCGATGCCGGCATCTTGACGGAGACGGTTCTTCTCTCGAAGCGGTACATCGAGAGCATCAATCTGTTGCGCCAACGAAGTACGATTGGCTACCGGAAGTCCCACCGCAGTAGGGTCGAGGTCGTAGACCTTGATGAACTTGTTGTCGAGTTCGAGCGGTTTGGCCGGGTCTGGCTTGTCGAGCTGCTTGACCTTTGCCGCCTGAGTCTTGAGGTTGCCGTACACCTCCAAGTCCTTAGAAGATGTAGCATTCTGCAGTACGACGAGAGCCGCCTTGTTCAGCTCGTCGAAGATCATGTTGCGGTAAGCGTCATTCTCGACGCTGTCGCTAAGATAGAACAGGTTCATCGCCTCTGCATACATCTGGCGAGCACGCATACGGTCAACGCAGAACGGCTTGTGCATGAGGAACGACACGGCATTATCCTTGCCGTACTTGCGGCTGATGCCTACCATAGCATAGAGAGCATTGTAGTAGTTCAGCTCTTCCTCGGTGAGTTCGATGGAGAACCCCGACTGGATGTAGTCTTGAAGCGTATCGAAGTGACTTTTCTCAAACATATCTCATTTATCCTATATCGTCAAAAAAAATATTGTTGACAGAGTTACGGTAGCCTACGGCTGTGCGCAGCTTGTCGAATCGTTGTGCCTGCGTGACATTATCGCCCTTCTCTGACGCAGCAGCCATCGCCAGACCCTCTTTCGCTTGCTGCATCAACTGTCCACGCTCGAAGTGGTACTTGAGCGGTGAGCCTATAAGATTAAAGTAATACATAAAGTCGTCACGCCTTATGCGGTAATACATAGCGATTTTGGGAGGGTCATAACCGATACCCGCCAATCGTTCGTACTCATCAATATCAATTTTTTCGAGCCAAGGAGGATCATCACTCCATGCATCCAGCTCTGCCACTTCGGAACTCATATACTTGTTTGGATTTTAGAAAAACATACTGCTCTTGTAGAGCGTTCTCGCCATAGTTGCCCGAACCTTCGACCACGAAGCAGCCTAATGGAGTATCGAGACAAGTCACCTTCATGTGTGACCAGGCGAGCGTAAGCTCAATGATGCCGTCTGCCGCAAGTTGACAGAGGCGATTGTACACCTCCGGCATACGGAACTTGATAGTCTCAGACATGTGCAGATGGATTGAGCCTAACTGCCCGGTCTGATACCACCGCACGAGAGCGTTGATTATACGCTCGTTGGTGGAATACGTAGCGATATAGAGATGATTGATGCGTCCGGCATTGCGCAACAAGTAGACGATGAAGGTGAATGCGGTGAACGACTTGCCCGTCTCGATGAAGAACGCCTCGTTCTCCTCAGGCAACCGTCCGCACAGATTCTTCAATGCGTCGAGCTTGAAGGTCTGAAGCATGTCGAAGCTGCGAGAGTAGAAGCGTGAATCGCTCATCTCTCGCTGTACGTCAGCTAGGTCGAAGTAGGGCTTGTCCATTGCAGTAGTCTCTCTATATCTTGCAACTCTCTCTTATACGCCTCGATGCGCTGTTGCCTTTCAGCATCAAGGTGTGGGCGGTCACCCTTATCAATCTCTGATTGCGCTCGCCAGATGTTCCCGCGGATACGCTCAGCCCGCTTATAGAGTTCGATGACCGACAACTTGTTCAACTCACGGCGGCGGCGAAACTCGGTGAAAGCATGATGTTTGCCAAGTACGACTCCGTGTTGCTTATAGTAGTCGAGTTCTTGCCAGATGTCACGATTGTCTATATAAGCGTCAATCAGTCGTCTTGCTAAAACGGCACACTGGTCGAGCGATGTACATGACGGAATCTCGCTATACAAGCGCACATACGTATTGTATGCCGTGAACTTGCGAGTCACAAGAGCCTCCAACTCGATAGGGCATCCGGGCATGTTGAGAAAAGGAAACTCCGCACGGAAGGCTCGCTCATCTTGTCTGGCTGCAGCCTTACGCTTGGCAGCCTCTCTTCATGCCTCGCTCTCGAACTTGCGGCACCTATCATCGTCAAGTGGGCGAGAAAGCACACCTTGCAGAAACTCGAATGCTGATTCATGCTGCACGTAGATTGCAGCCTTAACTCTGAGAAAGCGCATCACGTTGTCGGGTGACGGACGCTCAGAGACAACAGGTAGCAAGATTCCGTCATGCCTCCAATCAAGAAGCATTGGCGGCACGTTGCATTCAAGAAAGTAAGTATCGAAGAGTGTAGACTCCATGTTGCCATTCTGTGAGGTAGTGTCGTATGCCTGTCGCAGAAGGGATTTGTCGTACACCGTCGGGAACCTCATATCAACGCCGCCGGACGACCGCTTGGGCAATATGCAGTGGGCGAGAAGTATCGGGCGGTTAAGAATAGTCTTAAGCGGTGCGATGATAAACTCTTTAGTCATCTCAGTAGACTGTACGGCGGTGACTGCTACTCCGAGAATGCCTCGATGTTCGCTGGCGAACGGTATGGCGGGCACTTCGTCGCTAACCTCCGCAGGGCGGTCGCCGATGATCACGGGATGCCACCCGAATTTTGCGAACGCTACGAACGAGCGAAGCAACAGAAGCAATCGCTGCACGTTGTCACGAGAAGCGTCGAAGGGAATGAGTACCGGCATGGTGCCAGGTGCAACGATAGGTTCTTTGTGAATCAAAGCTTCGGCAGTTGCCTCGTCGGTATTGACGGTAAATTCGCCTTGTGTTTTTTTAGTCATATATATAATGTTTAAAATGTAAGAAAAAAGACAAAGGGAGTGCGGACATAACATCTACACCCCCTCAATCAACCAACCTTATAAAGTGTGCATAAGCACTCAGACACCCTCAGCAGATGCAGCAACGACACCTAAGCCCAACTCCTGATTGATAGCCTCGTTGTCAGTAACGGGAATCAATGACTTGTCGATGTGGCCGAGCGCGTTACCCCTGATGGTAGACGCAAGATTGACCGTAGTCTTGCAGCCATCCTTGTTATCCTGACCGTCCGCCTTGGTAATGGCCAACGGGCAACAAGGAGTTCCGGCAATCTTAGCTGCGCCATCGGTCGAGCAATCGAGTACGATGGCACCGAGATTCTCGTTAATGTTGTTGTTCAAGAACTCATCCAACTCTACCTGTGCGCCTGGTGTTTCGTAGTCCACGTGGTGTATAAAGCCACGTGCGTCATCGTCGCCCTCGGAAGTCTGGTAGCAGTTGATGGTACTGTTAGTAGCATATACGGCGATAGGTTTAGCCTTCTCCTGCATGGCGAAAGCGGTCACCTTGACGCCTTTCTCATCACGAGTGTAAGTTTTGACATCCATCCAACGGAAAAGGATGATGTACGAACGCTTGCCTCTCGGTCTTCCGGCATTAGCTCCAGCCTTGGGAACTGACACCATAGTATATTCTCCTGCCATAGTTAAACCCTCCTATGATTAGATGCCTTCTTCCAGCTCAGCGTCTGAAACTTCGGAAGCAACGGCGGTTACTAATGTTTGCGGTATATATGCGAAGATAGCCTCCTTAAGCCAGAATCCCGTAGCCTCCCACCACTCGGCGAAGATCTTCACATCGTAGTTCTGAGTCTCCATGCGAATCTCGATACGCTTGACCTCGCCGCCGGACAGGGACACGTCC